AAACATATACTGATAAGGTCTTTAATAAGGCAATTGACGATATGATTAAAGACAAAGAAAGGTAAAAAGATTATTAACAAAAAAACTGAACAAAATTATGCCTTACGGTAAAGGTACTTACGGATCAAAGAAAGGCAGACCATCAAAAGCTGCTAAGGCTGCCGCAAAGAAAAATATGACAGCCGCTCAGAAAAAAAAATTAATGACTAAAAAAAGTAAATAATGAAAACAATATTTATAATCATTGGTATTTTATTATTGCTTTCTGGTCTTTGGTTTTTAGCAATTAAAGCTAAAAATAAAGGTTTATTAGAAGATAAAGACGGAGATTTTATTCCTGATGTTATTGAAGATAAAGCTGAAGAAGTAAAAGCTAAAATAAAAAAAGTAAAAGCTAAAGCTAAAGAAGTTAAAGAAGTAATAAATAAAAAATAATGGCTACTAAAAACGCTCCCTCAAGAAAAAAATCATTAGGTTATTATGCTCCTGTAAATAAAAAAGGCGGAACTGGTTCAAAAGCCGGTAGTGGTATGACAAAAAAGGGTGTCGCAAAATATCGTAGAGACAACCCTGGAAGTAAACTATCTACAGCTGTAACTACACCTCCTTCTAAATTAAAGAAAGGCAGCAAAGCATGGAAGCGCCGTAAGTCATTTTGCGCAAGATCGAAAAGCTGGACTTCTGAAAGAGGCAGAGCTGCTAGAAGAAAGTGGAACTGTTAAAATAAACCCAATGAAAAATTTATCACCAAAACAAAAACGTATTGCTAAAGCCGCTGCTCCTTATAATAAAATTACAGGTGCAGATTTTAAAGCGCTAAAAAGAAAAACGCCTTATGGGAAAAAAAGATAGTTGCTATCATAAAGTAAAAGCAAAATATAAAGTATTCCCATCAGCCTACGCTTCTGGTGCTATTGCTAAATGCCGTAAGGTTGGTGCTAAAAATTGGGGTAATGGCGGTAAGAAAAAGTAAAAAAGGAGCATCTTTAAAAAGATGGTTCAAAGAAGAATGGATAGATGTTAAGACTGGAAAACCTTGTGGACGCTCGAAAGGTGAAGACCGCGGGGTCCCTTACTGCAGACCAAAGAAAAGAGTATCTTCAAAAACTCCAAAGACAGCTTCAGAAATGTCTGCTTCAGAGAAGCGAAGAAAGATTGCTGAAAAGAAAAGGCTTGGTCAACCTGCGGGAAAACCAAGAAGAGTTAAATCTTTAAAAAGAAAAAAATGAAATCAAGAGGGCTAGGAGATGATGTCGCAAAATTTACAAAGAAAACAGGTATTAAAAATATTGTAGACAAAGTTTCTGAAGGGCTTAATATTCCATGCGGTTGCGAAGGAAGACAAGATGCCCTTAATAAACTATTTCCATATAAGAAGAAATAGTTTTTTTAATTATATTATAATATGAATCTAATCCGTAAAATCAGCATTGGTCGTGATTATAAAAACGACGCAATGCATTATGCAGTAGGCCAAGAAGTTTATGGAGGTCACACAATCTGCGATATTGTAGAAGAAGAAGATAAGTACTCGGTCTACATTAAAAAATACAATGAAATTTTGCCGTGGAAAGAGTTCAATAAGAACATGGCTATATCAATTGAATACAATCTTGAATATTAATGCGAAGTTTATATAACTTTATAATAGAGCCAAAAGAACAGCGTTACACAAATACTAAAGATATAGGTGGAAAAGATTTAATTCTTAATACCGAATTACAAAATCACCAATACGTGAGTAGAGAAGGTATTGTTCTTGAAATTCCAATATTAGAAAATACAAAAATAAAGAAAGGTGATACTGTAATTGTTCACCATAATGTATTTAGAAGATTCCATGACATACGCGGCGAAGAAAAAAATAGCAAAAGCTATTTCAAAGACAACAAATATTTTGTTTACTCGGACCAAATATTTTTATATAACCAAGGCGAGAACTGGAATGCCTTAGATGGTTATTGCTTTGTACAACCTATAAAAAGCAAAAATAAATATTCAGAAGATAAAGAAGAGCCTTTAATGGGTATACTTATTTATGCTGATGAATATTCAAAAGCTAACGGATTAAAACCAGGCGACTTAGTTGGGTTTAAACCTAATAGTGAATACGAGTTTATTATTGATGACAAACGATTATATCGTGTCCTTACTAAATTAATTACAATTAAATATGAATATCAAGGAAACGAAGAAGCATATAATCCAAGCTGGATATAAAGCAGTAGAGGAATTAATTAAAGTTGCTGAAGAACAAATCATCACTAAAACAGAAGATGACGTTTCTGCAGATAGATTAAAGAACGCTGCGGCTACTAAGAAGCTTGCAATATTCGACGCTTTTGAAATTCTTAATAGAATAATTGAAGAAGAGAATATATTAGAAAACAAACCTAAGGAAGAAACAAAAGAATCTTTTAAAGGATTTGCTGAAAGGAGGTCTAAATAATGTATCAACAAACATTATATAAGATCGTAGAACCAGTGAAACTGACTACAATACATCGCAGGAACAAGGCTAAATCTTGGAAATACGGTTATGATAAAGAAACAGATATTGTAGTTATAAGCAAGACTGGACAAATTGGTGAGATATACGAAATACAAGGTTTACAAATAGCTTTACCAAAAGAGGAAAACGTGTATAGCAATGAAGAAAATCGTTGGGTACCGTTTGAATATCCTAAAGAGTTAAAGCAAGTAAAAAGTATATTTGACTGGAGAGACTACCCTGAAGAGTTTAAAGATAAATGGGAGTCGTATATAGATGAAGAATTTGATAGACGTGAAAACGGTTTTTGGTTTGTTAACAAGGACAAGCCTACTTATATTACTGGCACTCATTACATGTACTTGCAGTGGACCAAGATTGACGTTGGGCGGCCAGACTTTCGTGAAGCAAACAGATTATTCTTTATATTCTGGGAAGCTTGTAAAGCAGACTATAGATGCTACGGCATGTGTTATCTTAAGAACAGACGTTCTGGGTTTTCATTTATGTCAAGCTCAGAAACCGTTAACCTTGCTACAATTACATCAGATGCAAGATTTGGTATATTGTCCAAGTCTGGATCCGATGCTAAGAAGATGTTTACTGACAAAGTTGTACCCATATCAATCAACTATCCGTTTTTCTTTAAACCGATACAAGACGGTATGGACAGGCCAAAGTCAGAACTTGCGTACAGGGTACCAGCGTCAAAGCTCACAAAGAAGTCTATACAGAACAAAGAGAAAGAAATACTTGAGGGTCTCGATACCACGATTGACTGGAAGAACACAGGAGATAACTCGTACGATGGTGAAAAACTAGCGTTACTAGTGCATGATGAAAGTGGTAAATGGGAAAGACCTGATAACATATTAAATAACTGGCGCGTAACAAAAACGTGTCTAAGACTCGGAAGTCGAATCATTGGTAAATGTATGATGGGATCTACATCCAATGCGCTGGACAAAGGTGGAGAAAACTTTAAAAAGTTGTATTATGACTCAGACGTCACAAAACGAAACCGGAATGGACAGACTCGCAGTGGATTATATAGTTTGTTCATACCTATGGAATGGAATTACGAAGGATTCATTGACGCTTTTGGACTACCTGTATTCGATACACCATCAAACCCAGCTGAGGGACCGATGGGAGAGGCTATTGAAGTTGGGGTAATAGAGCATTGGGAAAATGAAGCAGAAGGTCTCAGAGGAGATCAAGATGCTTTAAATGAATTTTACAGACAGTTTCCAAGAACAGAAGAACATGCATTTCGTGACGAAACTAAAAACAGTATATTTAATTTAGTTAAGATATACGAACAAATAGACTACAACGAAGATTTAAGAAGCTCGGGTGTTGTTACAACAGGCAACTTTCAATGGGAAAACGGTGTTAAAGATTCTAAAGTAATATTTACGCCTAATACTTCCGGGAGGTTTAATATATCTTGGATTCCTAGTTATAATTTGCAAAATCGCGTAATACTAAAAAATGGAGGTAAGTATCCCGGTAATGAGCACATGGGCGCTTTTGGATGTGACTCTTACGATATATCCGGTACTGTTGGAGGCAAGGGCTCTAAAGGTTCGTTACACGGACTTACAAAGTTTAGTATGGAGGATGCGCCTCCAAACACTTTCTTTTTAGAGTATATAGCTAGGCCACAAACAGCGGAAATATTTTTTGAAGACGTATTAATGGCGTTAGTGTTTTACGGAATGCCGTTACTTGCTGAAAATAATAAGCCTCGTTTGCTTTATTATTTAAAGAGAAGAGGTTACAGAGGTTATTCAATGAATAGACCTGATAAAACATTTAATAAGCTTTCAGCTACAGAAAAAGAAATTGGTGGTATACCAAACTCATCTGAAGATATAAAGCAAGCACACGCAGCCGCTATTGAGTCTTATATAGACAAACATATTGGTTTGCAAATGGACGGTTCTTACGGAACAATGTATTTCAATAATACATTAAATGACTGGGCAAAATTTGATATAAATAATAGAACCAAGTTTGACGCGGCAATTAGTTCGGGTCTAGCTATAATGGCATGCAATAGGCATTTATATACGCCGAGGCAAGAAAGACAAACTAAAGTTTTAAACTTTGGATTTAAAAAATATAATAATCAAGGATCAATTTCAAAAATAATAGAATAAATGTCGAAAGTATTACCAAAGGGTATATTTCCTAGCCAAGCTGTTAGTGATGCTGAAAAGGCAGACCTGAAATATGGGATGGAAGTCGCTAAGGCTATTGAATCTGAATGGTTCAAAAGAGATAATGGAGGTATACGCTATTACGCTAACAGGGATAACTTTCACAGATTAAGATTATACGCTAGAGGAGAGCAATCAATTCAAAAGTATAAAGATGAATTATCAATCAATGGTGATTTATCTTATCTTAATCTTGATTGGAAACCTGTTCCAATTATCCCGAAGTTCGTGGATATTGTGGTTAATGGTATTAACGAAAGAATGTATGACATCAAAGCATATTCACAGGACCCGTCATCATTGCAAGAAAGAACGCAATATGTAGAGTCAATTGTTAGAGATATGCAAAATAAAGGATTGCTAGAATCAATGCAGCAAAACTTTGGATTGAATATGTTTAATACTAATCCAGAAGCATTGCCGCAAAGTAATGAAGAGTTACAATTGCACATGCAGTTAGATTATAAGCAATCAATTGAAATTGCAGAAGAAGAAGCTATTAATAACGTATTAGATTATAACAAGTATCATTTATTAAAGAAACGGCTTGATTATGATTTGGCGGTTATTGGTATTGCATGTGATAAGACCACGTTTAATACCGCGGAAGGAATTAGAGTAGAATATGTTGATCCTGCAGATATTGTTTATTCATATACAGAATCACCTTATTTTGATGATATATATTATGTAGGAGAAATAAGAAGAGTTAGTATTCCTGAATTAAAAAAGCAATTTCCGGAATTAACTAATGAAGATATAAAAGAAATAGAAGGTACTGGTAGTAACGCTATGCTTTATAATAAAAGCTATGCAAGTGCAGATGCAGAAGATACCAACCACGTATATGTAATGCATTTTGAATATAAAACATTTCAAAATCAAGTATACAAAATAAAACAAACGGCTACTGGCGCTGATAAAGCAATTGAAAAAACAGATCAATTTAATCCGCCAAAAGATGAGCGCTCAAGATTTGAAAAAGTAAATAGATCTATTGAAGTTCTTTATGAAGGTGCAAAAATAATTGGTCATAATAAATTGCTTAAGTGGCAGATTGCTGAAAATATGACAAGACCTAAGTCGGATACGACTAAAGTTAATATGTCATATAATATTATAGCGCCAAGAATTTATAAAGGTAAAATTGAATCACTAGTTAGCAGAATGACAAGTTTTGCTGATATGATTCAACTAACTCATTTAAAGCTGCAGCAAGTAATGTCGAGAATGGTACCCGATGGTGTATACCTCGACGCTGATGGTATTGCTGAAATTGATTTGGGTAATGGCACAAACTATAATCCGCAAGAAGCTTTAAATATGTATTTTCAAACAGGTTCTGTTATTGGTAGATCAATGACACAAGACGGCGAGTTTAATCACGGTCGTATGCCTGTTCAAGAATTACAATCAAGCTCTGGTAATTCAAAAATTAATAGCCTGATTGCTTCGTACAATTATTATTTAAGTATGATGCGGGATGTTACTGGTCTTAATGAAGCTAGAGATGGCAGTATGCCTGATAAGAACGCATTAGTAGGCCTGCAAAAACTTGCTGCCGCAAATTCAAATACAGCTACAAGACACGTGCTTCAAGCTGGATTGTATTTAACGTTAAAAACTGCTGAAGCTATTTCACTTAGAATATCTGATGTACTTGAATTTGGCAATACAACACAAGCATTTATACAAGGCATTGGTAAATTTAATGTTGGTGCATTAAAAGAAATTGAAAACCTTCATTTACATGACTTTGGTATTTTCTTAGAGCTTGCGCCCGACGAAGAAGAAAAGCAATTGCTTGAGAATAATATTCAAATGGCTCTTCAAAAAGATCAAATATTTTTAGAAGATGCTATTGATATTAGAGAAATAAAGAATATCAAGCTAGCTAATCAGTTACTTAAATTAAGAAGACGTAAGAAATTTGAGCAAGACATGCAAGTTAAAATGCAAAATATTCAAGCGCAGACTGAATCAAATACAGCGGCTGCTCAAGCGGCAGCACAGGCAGATATGCAGAAAGAGCAAGCTATTGCTTCGTCTAAAGTTCAAATCAACAAAGCCCAATTAGAATTTGATATTGCTAAACTAGAAAGAGAAGCACAAATTAAA